CTACAGTATGGACATTTTATATGTCCTCTTTTCAAATTCATCACATCACCACCTCTAAATATTAATTATCCCTATTAATTCAGCTTCTCCAACACCAACAGTCTCGGCGCATAATAATGCGTCAGCCCGCCATATGCTCCCGCTGGTACCGCCACAACCGCCCGGTCCCCCTTCATGTAGATGTCCGCCTCAAACTTGATATGGCTTTTCTTAGCTTCCACCGGCACCCAGCTCAGAGCACTTTCTCCCGGAGGCACAACCGCAATCACTTCTCCGGTCTTGCGCACCCAGTTGCCGCCCGCCTGGCTCTCCCAGGTCACTGTATCGCCTACTTTAATCATCCGCTTCCTCCGTTAAATCTTAATTTTCAGTTTCATTGATTCCATAACATTTCAGTTCTCGCTTCACAATGTTGTATTCAAAATTGACTGCAACACCATCGCGATGCCAAACTCCAACCAGAAACGGCACTCCCGCCCATGTCCCTATGGTTTCGCATTTGACAATTCCATACGATTCTATTTCTGGACAGTATACAGGCTTTCCCGCTATTTCCGATAATTCCTTTTGAGTGAGTGGCTTACTGTTCATTATTCTTTTCACCTCGCTACATCAATTATAAAGATCAAATATACTGATCTGACCCTCCATATCGCATTTTCTGGTGTCGATCAGATAACACTCCCACGTTCTTCTCATTGGAGGATCGCCGGTCCATGACCATGTTTGCTCGTATTTTTCTGTCATTTCCAGAGCCAGCCGCGCTGCATCATGAACTGTGTAAAATACCTGCAACCCAATATCACTTAAAGCATACCGATACGGGGTCCTGTAACCTTCCGGTGAGATACCCGTCAAACAAATCTCCACGTATCCGCCTTTATAAAAACCAGTCACTTCCATTTCGCATACACAATATTCCAGCAGCGGAGCGGGTTTGTCCTTTACGTAGTATCTATGCTCTTTTACGGCATACATCTTCGTTCCTACTTCAGGTTTTCTATTCATTTTTTATTCCCTTACCTCGGCGGCCGGTGAAAGTCTTTTTCTTTTCTTCCTCGGCCTCTGGCCCGTTCTATTAGTTCCGTTACCATACGGTTGATAGCCTCTTCCAGTAACGGATACTTACGTTTCAAGACAACCGCCTGCGTATGCATTCGTTCCCATTCGGGAGAAGCTTCTCGCGGCTACCTGTCCCGATACCGAAGCCAGAAATCGTTGTACACCTCCTGGAACCCACCTGCTACTTCCCGATCCGTCATAAGCTTTCCACCTTTACGTAAATTCCCGGACGCTCCGCCCAGTACTTACAGATCACCTCACAAGCCACCTGGGCGTCGTCTCCCCAGAAATGCAGTTCCGTCATTACGTCTTTGAGCAGCTTCACCAGATTGTCTGTGTCCGGCCGGCTGGTCTTGTACTCGCCGTCCTTATGTTTCCCTTTAATCGGGAAGCACCACCATGTAGTCA